CAGTGTGTAATCGGAAGTAGAAGCAACAGTGTTGAAAGTTCCGCTTGCCTCATACCAAGGCCACCGTTTCTCGCTATATACGACCTGATCGTAACCTTCCCCAAGGAAGCGGTTCAGTATGTCATCAGAGATGTCGCTACTGTCAATTTCGACAATGCTCCGAATGTAAGAGCGCATGTCTTGTATTTCCACCGCTACTCCTTATGGAAAGAACAAAAGCTCTGCCCCTCGGCGGGACGAGCTTTGCAAGGATCACCAGCTTTAGTGGTAGCGAGACAACCCATTGGTTGTGACTCTTCAAACGGGATATCAGGGTTTACTTGCCTGATGTTTTTCCCACCGAAATACGCATCACGGGGTGTTGGTTGTCCGTAACCTTCACCTGGATCACCGTAGACTCTTCGGTTTGTTCCGTACCCTATTGCTAGTTCTCTACCCATGAATCCTCAGAACTCTTGGGTGGGGCGAGGGACGAACCCTCACCCCACCAACAGTCGAGCTATTGATTTATAGCCCTGTTAGCTTTCCTTGTCGTGCTCGGTTAGAGCAGGTCAAGTTGCCGTAGCAAAGGATCTGCGAGAACACAGCATCCTGGTTTGTTGGTCGCACGAATGGCGTTGGCTTGAACCAAACATCCGAGTGACGTACAAGCTGAAGGTATTTGGTGTTCAGCATGTACATGGGCTGGGCACCTGCAGCAGCGTTGCCCGTTGAAATGGCTGCGTCAAATGTTATTGGCGCACCCTTGAACATGAGGTTCTGGAAGCCAGCATCTGCCATGTCAGTATCCGTGTAACGGATATTCGATGTCAGAAGGCTTTCATATTTCTCATAGCCCTGTTGTGATGTGATGATGATGGTCGGTTGGTCATTTCCAACTGAAACATCATTGTACAAGGTAGCCATTTTGGCTGTGGTAAGCGCAGCGACACCGCCAGAAGCAGTCTCGGTTGAACGCCACCAGTCGTTACCTTGGCCTGCAGCGGAGTTGATTCCGCCAACAGTTCCGAGGCTATCAACTAGAGCGTCAATGCCTTCCCAGTCTTTGCCACCATTGCCTGCACCGTCAGCGAAGAACATGGTGTTCATGTTTTCGATGATGGTTTCTTGGGTCTGGAAGATTTTGCCTTCGAGAAGGTCAATGATTTGAGCTTCGCCGTTGTTTTTGGCTTCTTCCATGCCGTTGATGGTTACGGTCGCAGCATACTGTTTCCAGTCGTACTCAGCAGCCGAAATGCCTGTCTGAGCGGTTACTGCAATCGTGTCGGTTCCGCTGTACGAGCCAGCGGTTGAGTTGGTTCCATAAATTATTGGGACAACAATCTTTGCGCCGCCAGTCACTGTTCTCATGGTTTGACCGTTGGTCAAAGCATAGAAAAGTGGGCGAGCACTAAAGATATTATCCTGCAACTTAGGGATATAGTTATTTAACGTCGTTGAGAGAATCTCATCGAAGTTGGCGTTTCCAGCCATTGGTTGCTCCTAAAAGGTTAAGTGCTTAATTGTTTTTTTGCCAATTCAAACGCTTCCCTGATACTGCCAGCCTTACCTTCAGACTTTGGTTGGGTTCCCGATTGGGTTGACCCACCTGCAGTGACCACAGCCGCTTCACGTTTCTGATTCGTAATCTCCTGCTCTTTTTGCAGTTTGTCCGCTGTAGATTTAACATCGTTAAATTGCCAGTGGGCATATGCCGCATCCAGATTAGGTATTTGATTCTTCAACGCATGATTGAGAAGTTCGCGAGAATCAAATTCTCCGTACTTCTCTTGCAGCTTTAGGACCTCGTTCTCTATGACTTGTTGGCGTTGTGCTGCTTCTTGCTTTTCGATTTTCTGCTCTAGATGAGCCAATCTTTTTGCTGTGGGGTCTTCATCTTCCCACTCATCGGGTTCCACTGCGCTAACAGTAGGAGTGTCCAAATCAAAAGATCTAGCTAAAACCTTTAATGTTTCTTCTGGGTTTGATTCTAAGGCGGATACAATCGCTTCAGCTTGTTGCAAGCGTTCACGCTCTGCGGATATCTCCTGCGTTTTGCGGGTGTAATCCGCTTGACGCTGATATCCGTTCAAAAGTTCACTTTCGGGTATCTGCATTTCCTCGCCGTCCACCTTTACGGTGTACGTTTGCTCGTCTACTGCAGGTCCTTCATCAACTTCAATATGTTCTGAAGCTTCAAGAGTGTCCACGTTATCTGTGGATTCCGTCATAACTTCTGTTTCTTCGGGCACTAGCCCCTCCTAGGAGTCTTCAATGAGTTGCTCCTATAAGAATATAGCTCTGTCCCATCACAATGCGGGGAGTTCCATCCCCATTTGTCCTTGTAATTGAGCTAATAGCTCTGGTGGGACTCCGCCAGTAGGCGCAAAAGCGCCATCTTGTGCGGGTGGCAGGGGCATTCCTCCCATTTCTGGGGGCATTCCACCTGCCATAGGATCTTCTGGTGGCAGTTGCTCTTCTTCAGCCATAGTTTGAGGATCTGGCTGTTGGATCAAAAACTTTTCAGGATCTTTAATACCAAATCCAGATTCCAATACATGAACAGCGAGCGCTTGAGGGTCGATAACCGTTCCCACAAGCGGGCCTACAGCATTCATCAAACTGATTGCTTGCTGCTTCCGAATAGTGTCATTCATGGGCTGTGTAGAGCCTGCTTGGACGGAGAAATCGTATTCTCCCACAATGTCTTCACGGTTATATTCGATGAAAAGATCTTGTCCTTTGCCAGAAACCCGAGCCATGTGTTCGCCAGTCATGAATTGTTGCATGAGTTGGATCACACGACGAGCCACTGCCGAAATAGCAATTTCCACAATCGCAAGTTTGTCTGCTGAACGAGCATTCTGAGCATCAGCAACAATGCTTGCTTCTGTAGCAGTACGCCTTATCTCTGGCATAGCGCCACGAGCATATTCCGATATGCCGCTTACGGTATTAATATCGTTTTCTATTATGTTTGAATAGTTGTAAATCTCTGGACTTACAGGGACTTGAGGCATTGGAACAACAACGTCCTGAAGTGGTTTGTTCTCATCCACAACAGGAACCAGTCTGCCATCCTCATCTGATTCAAGAGCTTCTCTGCCTTCAGGACCGAAAGAACGTTCGTGGTAGAGATATTTTCTCGCATACCGTTTTCTGTCGTTCATAAGCTGCGAACGAGTTTTATCTAACTCAAGTTGCAGCGACTCAATCGATTCTAAATCTCCGATTGGGTAGAACCGATCAGGAACGTCGTAGTTGCGTAGCATCACGAACGGCTGACCATACGGGTAAGGCATGGCAAGCGGGTCAATAAGAAACTCATCTGAGCCATCTGCATAGACAGCCAAAGTATTGGCAGCTATATCATAGAATTCCCAGATAGTTACTTGGTCACCAAGGAATTCATTGCGGTTATCTTCATAATCGCTTGTTTGGTTGTATCCACCGTTAGCGGATAAACGTTTCCTGGCAGAAGGTTTATATCTTTTATCGTTTTGTGCTTCTTCTACTGGTCGCACAATTCTTTGTGCGATCCATTTAGCATCTTCCATGCAAGTAGCTGCAGGATCAACAAACACATCAAAGGGCGAGATTCGTTCCACAAATGGTTGGTCTTCAACGACACGCATAATGGTTGAAGGAACGTTCGCCATGAGGTCTTCATCGGTTGGTAGATCACCTGCTAAATCAGGTGATTCCATCGCAAACTGATCTACTTCATTTATCGCTTGCGAAATTAAGTCATCACGTTCAGCTTCAGTAACTGATTGTTCTTGCTCAACAAATTTCCAACCAACCTTTACCCATCCATGTCCAAAGATTAAGAAATCTTTGACAGCGGTACGGAAAGGGGTACGGAAATCGTGATGTTTCCAAAGATAGTTAGCTACTGCTTCGACAAACGCAGCACGATCATTGTTTTCTGGATTGTTGGCTTGCACAACTATTTTGGGATAGTTCACTGCGACGCTTGGTGCGATCACATTGATTGTGCTGAAAGCCAGGTTTACTGCAATCAGATCCTGTTTAGTTGAAGTAGTCGCAGGCCAGTGTTTGCCTCGGTATAGATCGGAAAGACGACGCCAAGTTTGTTCAAAGTTCTCTTGATCTCGCCACATCTGGCATTTGTTGATCTTTTCGGAATAATCTTCGAGTTGTTCTTGCCGAGTTTTCCGAGCCATATCTAAAATTGTGCTTTCTCTGGCAGCTTCTCAATGCTGCGACCTTGGGCTTTAGCTTCAGCGAAGACTTTAGCTTCTCTTTGGCGTTTCGTAAGACCTCGCTCGTCAGGAGCGAGAGTCGATTCAAAACCTTGTCCCGTGGATACAACTATTGACTTTAGGCGCAAACGACGTTCATAAAGTTCGTGAAGTTCTGGAAGTGGAACAGCACCTCGCCGTTCCAACACATATTCCGTGAACTCTTCAAATGTCGCCCCGTCTGGCAGGACGGCCATAATCAACCAGCGTCGTGACCGCGGAAGTTAGGTTGTACGCCTGCGGGTTCAACCTTGCCAGTGGTCCCGTGTTGGTTTTTGGGAGTGTCGCGAACACTTGTGTTGCCGTAGTCACCTGTTTGGTTGGCGTATTTGCCAGCATCCATACGTTGTTTCGGTGATTGAGGACCACCTGGGGTCCAGATTGGGTTAGCAGAAACACTGGAACCACGTTCCATTTTACCGTTCTTGCCTTTTGCCCCATCTACAGTTTCGGTCCCGCTTGTGTGCGAAACAAATTTAGCCATTACAGCCCTTCCTTGTAGAACATGCTCTATATGAAGATTACCGTGTCCCACGGACTGTATATGATCCGATGTTGTTTGGCGAGGATTCTTCTGAAGCTCCTGCTAAACGAGCAAACCAATCAACAGTCCAGTAGTCATTAACCTCGGGAGCATATTCAGGTTCGTAAGCATATTTACGCATCTGATTAGCTAACGCTAATGCCATAACTCGGTCATCATAGGGGGAACCCGACATGGAACCTCGTTCGTTACGCACATAAGTGCGTAACTCCCCGACAGTGTTGCGGTCATTAATTTTTAGTTCACTGTTTCGTAGAGCAGAACTTAGATCATCGATCATTAGAGGTTTAGATGTTCTTGTTGTCTTCCAACCGTATTCTTGGCTGATTCTGTTGTTTACATTGTTGAGTTGACGTTTCCGAAACAGGTTGGGGTAACCCGAGTGACGCAGTTCGGTGATGGTAGTTAGGCCGTGGTTGTTTGACTCAACACAACACAGAGCATTTCTGTACCACATTCCTACTGCCATGACTTCTTCAGCTAAAAGATCGGGTGCTATGTGTCCATGCCAGATAGCTGACTGGTTTCCCGTCCCTACGTTTAAGACTTGTATGACGCTGTAGTCACCGTGGCCTAGTCCTTCTGCTGTATCCACTCCCATCACGTAGGCACTACGGGAATCTGGGTTTTCCCAGACTTCAAAACTCATGTTCTGAACTCTATAGCTGACCCAACCCTATTCAGGTATCCCGTTTCCCCAAAGGTTGTATGTTTTGACATCTCATCTAAAATATCGAGATCAAAAACAGGATTACCCGACTTAACGAACGCCTCTTCGGGCGTTGACGGGTACTCCTGAGCAAGCTGCCACGGCAGCATTGACTCAACCTTTTCTTGGTACCAGGAATCTCCTCTGTCTTCGGTAGCAGACCAAGGAAAAAACATGGGTTCAAACTTGTTTGCTCCCGTGGATGCTCCTACCCATAGGTGATGGTAAAAGTTTCCTGAACCGTTAGCAGTGGAGAGGCCGATAATGCGGCCTCCCACGTCGGCCACGGGTTCTATACTCGCCCACGCTTCCTCTGCATTCGGTAAGAATGCCCACTCATCAACCACAATAAGTGTCGCTGATTCACCACGGGCAGGATCTGAAGCAGAAGGCATCGACGTAACCTGGCTTCCGTTGTCGAATCCCATCCGTTGCTGATGCTCAACCAAAGACTTAGGTCCACGTTCCACCATCCATTTCGGCAAATGCTGATAACCGTATTTTGTTTTACGCAACAGCAACACGGCTTCACGTTCTGTACGGCTTAAATCAATAATGTTTTGATCTGGATGGAAGAACGCTAACCAGAATTGGTGGGCTGCTACGAGGGTGCTCCACCCGATTTGTCGGGCTTTTAGGGTAAGCGAATACCTATTTGCGGCCCAGTTTTCGATAGCTTTTTCTTGAGCCTCACGTAAAGTAAAAAGAATACGACCGTGAGCAGGGTGAGCAATGTGCCAGTAGTTCTGTAAAAAATATTTTTCATCTCGCTGACATTTTCTCCATTCAGCTTCTTGTTTTAATTCAACTAACCTTGAACTCATGCTCACCAACCATTACTGGTATATCCCAGAGGCTTTAACCCCACAGCAGTGCGATGGTATACAACTCTTGGGGGCTTCGGCTCAACAAGACGAGGGTTTCCATTTCGGAGATCAAGTTGGTCATCGTGATTCGCAGATCTCTTGGATCTATGACGAACCAACTTCTGATCTAATTTGTGCTTGGATGCGACAAGCAAACACAGAAGCACGCTGGTACTTTGACTTAGACTTACCAGAAGCCATTCAGTACACGAGGTACTCCACTGGCGGGCAATACGACTGGCATATTGACGGAAACTCTGATGGGCATGCTGCTCGGCACCTCGTAGCGGAAGTCGCAGCCCCGATTCCGCTGAACATAACACCTTTCCCCCAGTTCCAAGGCACCGTCCGAAAACTTTCAGCAACTGTGAACCTTTCCAATCCCGACGACTACGAGGGAGGCGAACTTCAGATTCGTTGTTATGACCAAATGCATATCTTTAATGACGCTCCCAGAGGTTCCATAATCGTATTTCCTAGTTTTATGGAACATAGGGTAAGTCCTATTACCTCAGGTGAGCGACATAGCGCAGTTGTTTGGTTTAACGGAATCCCGTTCCGCTAACACCCCATACTCTTACGCAACTGCTCCCAAACAGACCACTGCTGCTCCGTCCAAGTGTGCTCGATTGTTGACATCAACTGAGAGCACTGAGGCCCAAACGAAGAACCACCGCCCACATACTCTGTTTCGATCCGAACAGGCTCAGGTTCAGAACCAGAATCAGGCCACAACATCATAAGACCGCTAACACCAGCAACAAGAGCAACAACAGCAGCCGTAATTGCCTTAATAATTTTCTTGATAGCTTCTGACCAAACATCAGCTTTATCTGCAACATCTTCTATCGACATAATCCCCCAAAGTTTTAACGATTACCTTCCCCACGGCGGCCCCTGTTCCTTCTAGAACTCTCAAATTTGATAGTCCCATCAGGTTGATGCGAAGCATCTCGCCCCGTTAATGAAATACCAGCGGCTTTCGCCTTACGGCGAGCCGCATTTGCTTCAGTGCGTTTCTGCACTTGTTCAGGGCGACGATTCACCCTTGTATCCGTCTTAGCTTTCTTTGCCCGAGCGGCAGGGTTATCTGCGTAATATCGCGCAGATTCCCCTTTTTGGCTATAGGGCTTAGGTCTTGGAGCCATTACTGGCAACTCTCACAAATATCGGGAGTATCTATCCCACACTCCAACGGAGTGTCATCCAAAAATGGGTCAACTAACAGGTCGGGACGTTCTCCCATCGCTTCTATCTGCATCCACATCCCATCATCATGTAAGTCTTGTAACTCGCTCATCGTTTGCGAGTATTCCGAACAGCTTTCCCGCTTTTTTTAGAGGCACGCTTCGCAGCGGCCTTTCCTTTAGCCGAATATGGGTAGCTTTTCTTGCCAACTTTAGGCATCTTCACCCCTAAGGTCTTCTACAAGTCCTGCAAGTTCTTCAGCAAGCTCTTCATCGGACATACCAGTGGCTGATCGGTCGTCATCTACAAGGACACGACGCTTCGGAGTGAACTTGTCGATGTACTGAAGGTAGAGAGCAGCAGCTTTCACGTCACCATCTGCAGCTTGTCTGTACAACGCATCAACAACCGACTGTGTACGTTCAGGGTGTACGTTAAGTTCAGCCGCCCTACGGTCCCACTCACGAGTAAAACGAGAATCAGCTTTCCAACGACGAACAGTACGATCATTCAACCCACGCTCGGCACACCACTCCTTCTGAGTAGCAGGCTCACGAACCTCCGACAACAACCAATCCAAGAACTCATCCCACTGGTCAGGCATAACCTTCTCACCCGAATCAGGATCAGTTCTCCAACCTCGCCCACCACCATTTTGCGGCATCCTCAACCTCCTACAGTTATATAACCAATGTCCCACAAAAAAGTGGGACACCCCTGTATACCTTAAAAGGGGGGTTGGGGGGAATGGCGTGGTGGGTT